GAACTGCGACAAGCGCATCCAAGTCCACCAAGGCGGAACGCGAAGCGGGAAGACGTACTCCATCCTCTTGGCCCTCATCGAGTTGGCCTTCAAGAATCAAAACAGCGGGGCCATCATCACCATCGCGAGGAAGTCCTTTCCCTCGTTGCGCGGTTCGGTGATGCGCGACTTCTTCGAAATCCTGGAACGCGAGAATATCTACTCCGAGGAACACCACAACAAGTCCGAGGCCAACTACCTCCTCTTTGGAAACCTCGTGGAGTTCATCTCCGTCGACCAAGCGCAAAAGGTGCGCGGACGGAAGAGAGACATCCTCTTCATCAACGAAGCCAACGAACTACGGTTTGAGGACTGGCAGCAGTTGGTGCTGCGAACCACCGACCGTGTCATCATCGACTACAACCCGTCGGACGAGTTCCACTGGATTTACGAGCAGGTGATTCCTCGGGACGACGCGGCCTTCTTTCAGACCACCTACCTCGACAACCCATACCTCAACGCGGAGACCATCGCGGAAATCGAACGCCTGAAAACCATCGACGAGATGTACTGGCGTGTTTATGGCTTGGGAGAACGCGGGCAATCCCGTGAGACCATCTTCCAGTTCAGCATCTACTCCAAGGTTCCGGCCACGGCCAAGCCACTGGCGTATGGGATGGACTGGGGCTACGCCAACGACCCCACGGCCTTGGTGCTGGTCTACCTTGACGGGGACGACCTCTACGTGGAGGAGTTGCTCTACCAAACACGGATGACCAACACCGACATCGCAGACGAGTTGCGCAGGTTGGGCCTCGACCGCAGGGCCGAAATCATAGCCGACTCCGCCGAACCCAAATCCATCGACGAACTGCACCGCATGGGATTCAACATCAAGCCCTCGAAGAAGGGGCCGGACTCCGTTCGCATCGGCATCGACCTGATGCGCAGGTACCGCCTCCACGTCCGCGAGGAGGATGTCAACGCTCAAAAGGAGTTCAGGAACTACAAGTGGATGACCGACAAAAACGGCAAGGTGCTGAACCAGCCTGTCGACGCTTTCAACCACATCGTCGATGCCGTTAGGTACATTTGCCTTAACAAGATAATGCGCAAAACGGGCCACTATGTCTACTCGTAAACGAATCCAAGTGCCGGAGACGATGGCCGACGTCACCGTCGGAACCTACATCAAGTTGGCCAAGGCAAACGACCCACCCAAGGAGGGGATGGACGCTGTCCGTTTGGGCATCGAAATCTTGTGCGGGTTGCCCAAGCCGATGGTTCAGCGCATCGCCTTTGCGGACGTGGCCAAGATTGCACGCATCATGGTCAAGTTGATGGAGCCACCCAAAACGGAGGAGTTTCCCCTCGTGCCGAGATTCTTTCTCGGGAACGTGGAGTACGGATTTATCCCCGACTGGAGCGAGTTGTCCCTCGGCGAGTTTGTCGACTTGGAAGAGTACTGCAAGGGCGATGTTTGGGAGAGTTTGCCGGACGTGCTGTCCGTGATGTACCGCCCCGTGGTTTCGTCGATGGGGCCGCTGTACGAGATTCAACCCTACAAGCCCTCACCCGGCCAACGCGACAAGATGCTCGAGTGTCCGATGAACGTAGCCCTCGGCGCGATGGTTTTTTTTTACGATACCGGGAGGGTATTTGGGCGCGTTACGGAGTCCTCTTTGCAGGCGAGCAGTCCAAGATGGGGTCGAAGTGGGGTTGGTATCAAGTTATTCACGGGCTGGCTCAAGGCGACATTCTTCGGTTTGAGGCGGTGACGAACCTGCGGGTGGAGGAGGTGCTTACCTACCTTGCGTACGAAAACGACCTGAACGCTAACACGAACAAAATCAATGGTAACGCTATCTGACATCGACACTATCCTGCGCAACCTCGCGGCAAACCACAACCAAATCCGAGCGTTCTACACCACGGCCATCGACGAGTTGGACATCGACAAAATCACCATCGACATGTACCCGCTGTTTTACGCGCAGTGTACTCGGGTGACCACGAACGAAAACTCGGAGACGTTTACCTACGAGTTTGTGGTGGCCGACCTCGTCATCGAGGAGCAGCAGGGGGTCGATTTGATTCAGGTGTATTCGGAAACCCACCTCATCATGCGCGACATCGTGGCGCAGTTCAACCTCGCGGCCAGCACCTCGGGGCAGTTCGTTCCTGGCAAGTGGGTCATTGGATTTCCGCTGAACCTCACCCCGTTCACCGCACGGTTCAACAACATGCTCACGGGATGGGGAGTGGAGGTCGACATCAACGTGCCGAACCCGCTGAATTTGTGCGATGCCCTTTATTGAGTTTCCGATAACGTGGAAAGGTGAGACGGCCCTTTTCTCCGCCAAGCATCTCTACTTCGAGATGTCCACGGTGGCCAACCGCATCGCCTCCATCGCTCGGGAGACCCTTGACAAAGAAAACAAGAATGCCACGGGCAACTTGTACCGCGATGTGGTGTGGGAGATGCCTCTGACGGGGCAGGAGTTCTCCTTGACCTTCCCCTTCAAGAAGTCGCCCTATTGGAACTTTGTCGACAAAGGGGTGCAAGGATTTGCGAGCAACGCCAAGGCTCCCAACAGCCCCTTTAAGTTTGGCTCAGGGACGGGGCCGAAGGGCAAGTTGATTCCTGCCATCGACCGATGGGCCATCGTCAAGGGTCTGCCTGACCTGCGCGACGAGAAGGGCCGCTTCGTTCCTCGCCAACAGATGATTAAGCGCATAGCCCGAAGCGTGTACCTTTATGGAATCAGGCCCACTTACTTTATCAGCGACCCCTTCGAGATGCTTTACAACCAGTCCATCCCCCGCCTTGAGGCTGCATTCAAGATGGACGTGGAGGACTTTTTGAAAAAGAACTTCCCTGAAGAGATGGAGGTCACTTTTAAGATTACGATATGACCATCAACTACCAACCTTCTCATTCCATCCTCGGAGCCAACGACCTCGCGGTTTATGTGGTCTACGACGGGGTGAATGTGACCGACCCCAAGTTCCGCTACATCTGCCAAGTGTTCGATGGAGGCACGGAACTGGCCAAGTTGAAACAACTGCCCAACTCAGCGAACGCAGGGGTGTTTGACATCCACCGCATCGTCAGCGACTACGTCTATCAAGACGAGGGCATCCATGCCTCGGCGATGTTCACCGGGTTCACCAAGGCCTACAAATTCATCACGATTAAGTTCGGATTTGAATCGGCTCCCACGGCCAACGACGAGCCAGTGGAATACTTGGACGAAATCAGCACCACGGCCACCTTCGTCAACGCGCAATTCGAGCAGGTGTACAGCCCCTACGACCAAGGCATCAACGATACCTACATACCGGATGGGACAACCAGCAAATTTGCGAGCATCCTGCCCACGGAAATCTATGCGCAGGTCAAGGACTACGGGACGGTCACGCTTATCAACACAGGATACACGGGGTCGCGCTACGTGTACATCCAGTATTTCTCCGGCAACACGGCCCTTAACAGCCACCATTTTACCGTCCCTGCGACCAGCACGGCGGCAAACAAGTTGCAGTACATCGGCATCTATCCAAACAACTTGGAGACCCAAACAATCAACACCTCGATGCGGCCAAGCGCAAATGCTGGGTGGACGCACTACACGGTCGTTCTGAAATCGGGAACGGCTACAGGCAGCCCCAAGGTGAGTCGGACGTACACGGTCTTCCTCGACGAAGAGTGCAAGTACCCCTATACGAGGTTGGCGTTTTGGAACTCGCTCGGCGGGTGGGACTACATCAACTTCCGCAACGCGTTGAAACCCAGGGTGAAGGTGAGCCAACAGAATTACGACTCCATCGGGGGCAACTGGTTTCAGGCAGGGCCGGGAGTTCCCTATGCCCGAGCGGTAAATGACGGAGGCACGCGGGTGACCAACAGCGAGTTAGAATCGTCCTACGTGGCTTCCAGTGGCTTTTACGAAGAGTCCTACAACGCGGTGTTTAAAGACCTCCTGCTCTCTCAGCGCATCCTCCGTTACGAGTTGAGCAGTTGGATTCCGGTGGTGCTGACGACAAGAGACCTCGAAATCCAAACCGAACTGAATGACAAGTTGATTCAGTACGACTTCGAGTTCCGCGATGCCAAGCGCACGAAAGAACTGCGGTGATGGTACAGATTTACGCACACGGACAATCAGGTTCAGGCGGGGTCGAGTTGGACTTGGTGGGAGCCTCGGTGGAGATGAACTTCCAAATCCAAGACATCTCCGACCTCACGGCCGTCCACGCTCCGCACTCAAACTCCTTTCAACTGCCCTTTTCCAGGACGAACAACCAGTTCTTTGGGCACTACTACGAGGCCAACATCGCCACGGGAACCTTCAGCGCATACGCGGAAACGACGGCCGAGGTATTAAATGACGGCCGAATCATCTTCCAAGGCATCCTGCAACTCCTCGAGGTAGATGTTCAGGAGCAGATGTATCGGTGCGTGGTTATGTCCTCCACGGCCTCTTTGTTTGAGAAGGTGCGCGGAAAAAACTGGGCCGACTTTTTCCGGGGCGAC